CGTGCTCAAGAAATTGCCCATTCCGCTGAAAAAGCTCCTCGCGTTCAAAGACAACTGCGTCGTGCTCAGCCCTTGCAGGGTGGTCACGACAAAGTTTGTGATGATATCACCGCTCGAATTCTGAAGAAGAATCAGTGGGTGATGTATGACGATAAAGGCTCCTCTCTCATTCAGTTTACTATTCTCCAAGGTCGTCTTTGCGTTGTCAATCATCACTTCGTTTCATGGCTCAAACGCCAAGAAGACGACGCTCCCATCATTGTCAACAACGTTCTCAATCCTGAGATCGAACGCCAAATCTCTGTCCAAGATGTCTACAATGGCAAGCCTGTTCCAAATATGCCTGATCTATGGAGTTTCACTATCTCCAACCTTGACTTCCCTGAAGGCTTTGACATTGTCCCCTATTTTGCTACTGAGAAGACCCATGAGATGTTTGCCAAAGGCAATTTCCCCATGGCCATTTACGTTCCTCGCCTCATCGACAAAGTGCCTGTCATTGTCGAACGCGTTGTTGTTGCTCATACTGACGAGAATATTGAGGCTTACTCCCCTGACCATGGCCTCATCAAGATCCTTCATGCTTATGCGTACTATGGTGACTTCCAAGAAGGTGACTGTGGTGCGCTCGGTGTGATACGAAACTCCCAGACCAAGGGTGAAAAGATTGTGTCCATTCATGTTTCTGGTGATGACCAGATGCAACTTGGTACTGGTATGATGATCACTCGTGAGACTGTTGACAAGATCCTTACTCAATGGCCCCCACAGATTTCTCGTCCTCCTACCATCGTGACCACCGTCTCTACTCCTACTGCCCCCAATGGCTCTACCAACATTGCTCAGGTCGATCCTAAGATGGCCCCCAGTGTTGGTGTTGAAAATGAGCTAGAACCGTCCAAGATGCAAAAGACCCAGATGGCTGTTCTCATGCCTTCTACTCGCCGTCCTGCCCGCCTCAAGCGTTTCCGAAATGCCGAAGGTGTGCTCATCGACCCTATTCGTTCTGCCGTTGCCCGCTATGTTGACATTCCTGTTCATCTCGAGTGCTTCGATGGTATTCGCGAATGTTGTGAAGCCGAACTTGCCTCTATTGTCAACTGCAACTCTTTCCGTCCTCCTCGAGATCTCCGTGTCCTCACATTCGAAGAAGCTGTCTGCGGCGATGGAACTGGCCGTATCAAGTCAATCGTTCGCAAGACAAGTCCCGGCTGGCCGTTGGTGAAACAATCCGATGGCAAGCCTGGCAAGACCAAATGGCTCGGTGTCGAGGGTCCCATTGACCCGACCACACCCGAGTTCCTCGACCTCAAACGTATGACGTTGGAGATTCTTGACGCCGCTGCTCGCGGTGTGCGTTTGAATCACGTCACTATGGCCGTTCCAAAGGATGAATTGCGTTCTCTTCCGAAATGGGAAGCTGGTAACACCCGTCTCATTATGCCAACTCCCCTGCCCTACTTCATTGCCTGTAAGATGATGTACGGCGATCTTCTCGCTGAACTTCAAGAAGGCCGCATCCGTAACGGCCTCGCTATCGGAATGAATCGCTACTCTCGCGAATGGGATTTGGCTGGACGCCATCTCAAACGCACCGGAACTGAAGGTGAAGGCATGTATGCCGGTGACTTTGCCGGATTAGATACAAGCACACGAAAGTACATCAACATGTGCATTCATGAGTGCATCCTCATGCGCCTTTACCACAAGTCCAAACCAGTCGAAGACCTCC